CAGGTGAAGGTGGATGCCGACAGCGACTGAGATGTTGCGGGACGTTCTGATCGGCTACGGTGCAGCCGATCCGTTATTCTGGGCGCGGGCGCATCGTGTCATGCCGGATGGAGGCTACTACTCCATCACGCGGCCACCGTACAGAATGCCATATCTCCGGGAGGTGTATCGTGCGATAGGGCATCTACCAGTTGGTGGCAGGATCGTAGCCATGAAGTGCGCTCAGACCGGTTGGACAGAGCTAGCGATCAACTCATCCCTATGGTTCATGGATCAACGGCGAGAGGGCGTGTTGTACATGCTTCCCAGTGATCGCATTCTCTCCGACATGGCGCAGGCGCGGATTGACAAGGCGATCCGGCTTTCCAGTACGTTGCGGGCGGCGTTCTCCGACATTACTAACGTTGGGCTCAAGGTCGGGTTCGGGCAGCCGCTCTACCTGCGCGGAGCGCATTCACTGGAAAAGCTGCGCGAGATCGGAGTTGGAATGATAGTGCGGGACGAGTTACAGGTCATGCCGGAAGAGGCCGCCGAACAGGCTCTGTCGCGTTTGGGGGCCAGCCGGTACAAGTACGTCATAGACCTATCGAACCCGCAATTCCCGGAGACCGGGATTCACGCAGCCTACATGGGGGGCACACAGGAGACGTGGCAGCTATGGTGTCCTTGTGGGGAGCGGGCCGAACCGCGCTGGCCGGATAGCATTGCTGACGTTGACGGCGTCCCAAAGCTAGTCTGTCCGGAATGTAAGAGGCCACTTGACAAAGCCAACGGGGCGTGGGTAGCCAGTGATCCGGATGCTCCTTACCGATCGTTCCGCATGTCGCAGCTGGTTTCCCCTACCGTAACGCCGGCGGAGATCGTGGCGCAGTACAACGAGGCGCGCGGTAACGCCACCAGAATGCAGGTGTTCTACAACATGACGCTGGGGCTGCCGTATGCTCCGGAGGGGGCGAGGATCACGGATGAGGTCCTGGCGGCGCTACCGAGATCAGGAGAGATGCTAGCTGGTTCGGTGCGTCCGACCGTCATGGGTATTGACGTCGGGGCCGTGCTCCATGTAGTGATCCGGCGCATAGAGGGGGGCATCATATGGGCCGGGACAACCGACTGGGTAGGCGTGGCGCGTTTGATGGGCACCTACAACGTGCAGCGGTGCGCGATAGATGCCGCGCCAGAGGTTACGAAAGCCAAGGAACTCGCGAGGTCATTCCCAGGCCGGGTTGTCCTCGTGCGTTACCTGGGGCCTGCATCGCTCGGTGACAGGGAGGCGGTAGAAGATGGTGTAACAATCCTTTCGGTCAACCGTACGGAGGCGATAGACAACGCCGTGGCGCGGCTGCTCAACGCCGAGGAGAGTATTCCTACAAACCTACCTGAGGACTTTTACCGGCACGTGAAGGCAATCACGCGTCAGATCGTGCAGACCGGTCAGAACGAACACGCGGTGTGGGTGGAGAGCGGTCCGGATCACTACGCGCACGCCTTGACGTACTCAGAGATCGTGCGCGATGATACTCCGATCTGGGCCCGTATCGGGCTGTATTAGGGGGTGACTATGTCACAAGTCATGTCACAAGATGTTGTCAAGGAACCTTGCGGGGGCGGCGGCAAACGCGGGGGCAAGCGCGGCGGCAAGCGGGGGCGCAAATGATAGATCTCGTGTACCCGTTCCTGGGGCTCGCCGTCTTGGTGACGGTTGGCCTCCTGGGATGGTCTATGTGGGTGTACTGGACAACGCCACAGGACGAGGCGCGGCTGCTACCCAAGCGGGCGCGGCTGGTCTGGCGCGTCGGCATGGGTGCAACTGTCGTGTCTGTAGTGACGGTGCTGGCGCTCGTATCCTGGGCGCTAGGCAAGACGCTAGTAGGAGGTTGGTAATGCTGAGACTTGCACTGGCGATATTCTCTGGTGTGGCGGCGTACTCCGCGGCTGTAGAACGCGCTCCCGCCTGGTGGGTGGCCGCGTTCGCGCTCCTTGCGCTGTACTTCCTAGCACCGCAGCGCACCAAGAAGTGTGACCGGAGCACCAATGCCGGAACCAAGTGAACCTGTTCGGAAACGCGGGCGGCCCCGTAAGGTCGTAGAGGCTCCTGTGATAGAAGCTCCAGAGGCCACAGACGATCAGCCAGCCATGGAGCCGCTGGAGGTAGTCGAACGCTTCCTCGACTCCTTGGGCATGGTGCTTCACGGGATGCGTTACAACGGGTGGGAAGAGTGGATCGCGGATCGGTGCCGACCGTTCCGCGGCCTTCCTCCGGTGCCGGCGTTCCTCAAGTACCGGCTAGTCGGGCTGGAGCCTGAGAACGCTATGGAGCCACACAGCCGGCGGGCGAAGATCGTTCTGACCTTGGTGCCATCGGGTGCATTGCCGGTGCGGGAGATGTCAGGGACACTGACACTGATCAGGGAATCGGCGGCGTGGGCGAAGGACGGGCGGGGGCAATGGCGAGTGATGCCGGCATCTTGGCAGATAGAGAAGTAGGGAATGCACGAAATGCACGGATAAATGCACGCTGCCATGCGGATAATGCACGCGCTATTGCGCACCGGCAGTTGGACGAGGTGTGCAACCTGGGGCTTGACGCGCGCGTGATATTCCACATCAAGGACGGCGTCGTTCGCCAGGTGCAGCTGGAGGCGCACATGCTGAAGGATGGGCAGCAGCAATTCATTCTGACGCCGACGCTATATGGACGGTAACCGTGGAGGCGGGCTATGAGCGAACAGAAGAACAAGGAGCAATGACATGGTTAGGAGAAAAGAAACATGCAATGGCGTTATCTACACGAAGATGTTTGGGTTCCCGAACATCCGTTGCGTGATTGGAACACTTGACCGTCAAAATGCAATCCTGTCGCTTGTTGGTGGAGATACTGCCGGCTGGAGTATATCTATGTCGGCAACCCGTGGGAGATGGCCGATTCTACAGTACGCAGAAATCGTTGTCAGATTCAATGATCAGGTACATGTCGAGTATATTCCGGATGACCCGAAGCATCAATTCGGTGCCATAAGAGTGCATTCAGAGATTGTCAACGATTTCGGGCTTGGCCCGTTGGAACTCAGATATCTGCGTATCATGTATGCAGGATGCATCGTGTATTCATGGCCATATCACGCAGGAACCCTGCTTCCAGGAAACAATTGTAAGATTGAATGCACGTTTGGGCTCACGGCAACAGAGAGGGCGCTCATCAACATGTTCTTCAAAAGCGATGAACACAACCGATAAAGGCAGAGGCGTAAGGAATTGGGCATGACTGACGGGTGGAAGAACAAGCTCTACTTCGGGGACAACCTCCCGATCCTCCGGGAGTACATTCCCGACGAGAGCGTTGACCTGATCTACCTGGACCCTCCGTTCAACTCCAAGGCCACCTACAACGTCCTCTTTGCGGAGCAGAACGGCACGCAGTCACAGGCTCAGATCAAGGCTTTCGATGATACCTGGCACTGGGGGATGGAGTCGGAGGAGGCGTTCCACGAGCTCGTGACCGAGGGGCCGGGGAAGCTCCCGGACCTCATGGACGCGCTCCGGCGGTTCCTCGGGACGAACGACATGATGGCGTACCTCGCCATGATGGCGATCCGGCTGGTGGAACTCCGGCGGGTCCTAAAGTCCACCGGCAGCATCTATCTCCACTGTGACCCGACGGCCAGCCACTACCTCAAGCTCGTGATGGATGCGGTGTTCGGGCATAGCCACTTTCTAAATGAGATTGTCTGGTGCTATACGGGGCCAAGTTCTCCTGGAATGCGCATATTTGGTCGCAAGCATGATATCATCTTCTGGTACGCCAGGGGCTCAAAATGGACCTTCAACGTCGATGCTGTTCGCTTACCATACGCAGAGAGCACCAAGAGGAATGAGGGGAGACGCACTGGATGGACAACTGGCAACCCCAATTCCATCGTGCAACTGAACCCTCTTGGCAAATGGCCGGAGGACTGGTGGCGAATGCATGTCCTCCCGCCAGCCGCCAGAGAACGCCTGGGCTACCCGACCCAGAAGCCGGAGGCGCTCCTCGAACGCATCATCCAAGCATCGAGCAACGAAGGCGATCTCGTGCTTGACCCGTTCTGCGGGTGCGGGACCACCATCGCCGTTGCCGAGCGCCTGAAGCGGCGCTGGATCGGGATTGACAGCTCCAGTGTAGCGATCGAACTTACCAAACAACGGCTGGAGGCAACCGGCAGTGGCCGCTAAGTCGCGGCGCAAGGGTGCGGACGGCGAGCGCGAGGTCGCGCGCATCTTCTCCGACGCCGGCTACAGCGCCATACGGACCGCTCCGCT